GGGTCGAGCTGCGGGAACAGCCAGCGGGTCAGGAACACCATGCCGATCGCCGGCGGCAGCCAGAAGATGATCTCCTGGTATGCCTTGAGCAGGGCCTTGATGCGGTCCTTGTGGGCCTTGAGGAAATTGATGATCGGCTTCTTCAATGTGATTCTCCTACTACGTTGCGGCGGATGACCCCCACCCACTTCACGACTGGGCCGTTGTGCGCTTCGCGCACCGGCGTGGCCGAACAGATCACGTCGAACTCATGCCCGGCCACGTCGCGCATGCGGTAGTTCAGGACGAACTCGCGCATGTCCTCGATGCAGGACTCCCACTCGCGGCGCACCATGTCGCGGTCGGCGAAGACGATGGCGTTGATCCAGCCGGTGCCGCCGAGCTCCTTGTCGGAGCGGTTGGTCCATTTCTGGTACGTAGCGTTGGTATAGACGTGGTTGCCGTTGGCGTCGCACTCGAAGACCCCGAACATGCCCATGCCGTCCCACTGCGCGCGCGTGCTGTTGATGAAGAGGGTCAGGGCGACTTCGGTCCGCTTGGCGGTGTCCCTGGTGGTGTTGACTGCGTCGCGCAGCGAGCTCCCGCCGTTCGGCCGGACCTCGTGCAGAACCTGGCGCATGGTCTCGTCCATGCTGTTGAACTTCTGGATCATGGGGATGTAGTCGGGCAGGGCCGACAGGGCAGCGACGCCGCTGAAGAACCTACCGACCGACTTGGCTGCGCTGGTGATCAATGGCCATCCCCATTTCTTGAACCCAAGAGCCGTAAGTAGCGTGACGATCAAGAGCAGGAGCTCGCCGGCCGCACTCAACTTCGAAAACCATGCGGACATCGAGTCCATGCTGTATCCCTCCCTTCGCCCCGTACCGGGGCATTACCACGAGAACTGCATACCCCGATATTTGTGCTCGCGTTGTCCTTTCTCACCCTTGGCCATGAAGCAGTACTGCTCGAACTCGGCTTTGTACTGCGTTGCCCGGCCGCGGTCGTACGTCTCGGCATCCGGCTTCATGTGCGCCAGGTAGCGCGCCCACTTGAGGATGGCGATGTGGTGCTGCTCGTCGATCTCCAGGTCCTGCCCCGAGCCTTCGATCTCCTCCAGCGGGAGCCGGTAGACGATCAGGCTGAGGGTGGCGTCCTCGGTCGGCGTGTTGATCACGCGGACCTGGTTCGGCTCCATGCCAACGACGAGCTTGTTCACGACGCCGGGGGTGTCGGTGAACAGGGGCAAGCCCTTGCTGTCGTCGAACTCCAGGTCCTCGAAGTTGACGATCTCGATCTTCTTGCCGTCGGCGTTGAACGCCGCGCGCAGCTTCAGTACGAGCGGAGACAGGGTCGCGAAGCGCTCGCCTGCCACCAGTTCCATGCGGGCGACTTCGCTGGTGGCGTCGGCGAGCCCACCGGTGAGGCGGCAGAACATCTTCTGCGCCTCATCGATGTACCTGTACAGCTCCGCGTCGCTCCAGAGGTACGTCTGTACCGTGTCCCGGAGGTCGAGGCGGAGCTGATCGAGCAGGTCGCCGCTTTCCATCAGCTGTTCTTTTCGGCCTCGATGCGGTCAGCGCGGCGCTGCCAGGCCTTGGCGACATCCTTGGCCGACACCTTGAAACCGCACTCGCGGCTGACGGCGTCCGCCTTCGGCGAGCTGGCCGCGGTGAAATCGTCGACGTCGTTGCGCTCGACGATCGCCTCGATTGCGGCGTCGATGCGCGCCTCACGCTCGACCGGATCGATCGGCTCGTGGTTGCCTTCCTCGGCCGGCGCCGCCAGGCCCTCGCCGTCGACGAACTCGCCGCCGATCGCCAGGATCTCGCCGTAGAGCAGCGGCGGCACGCTGGTCGGCTCGCCCTTGATGAACCTGATCGAGTGGCCAAGCAGCGACGTATGGATGTAGGTCCGGTTGAGCTTCATCTTGCGGTTGGCCTTCTTCGCCATTTCCTCTCTCCGTGGTTAGAGAAAAGGGGGCCTTGGAGGCCCCCTTTTCCGTTGGGTCAACTACTCGTTTCCCCCGGATTAGGCCGGGTTGACTTCCCGGCCACCGCGCCCGTCCTTCTTGTACAGGACGGTGATGCGGAACTTGCCGGCCGTCGCGTTGGCCGCCGTGGAGGCGATGGTCAGGCGGATCGGCGACCCGTCGGCGCTGCCCAGTGCCGAGGTCAGCAACAGAGCGTAGCGGGTGTTGTCCGCGGCCTTGAGGTCGGAGGCCGCCAGGTAGATCGCGTCCGAGGCCGCGGTACCCAGCTTGACGGTGTACGCAGTCGGGCCGGCGCCCTGGTCTTCGACCACCAGGTGGCCGCCGAGGATCTCGGCGCCCACCGGCAGGTTGATCGCGTCCAGGATGAGGGCGTCGGTGTACACGGAGCCGAAGGTCTTGCTGGCGCCGGTGACCGAGTCGACCGCGGTGTCGTTGAATTTGAAGATGAATTCCGCGCAGAGGACGTCCTGCGAGGTGCGAGTTGCGGCGAGCAATGCCATGATCGTTCTCCCTTACTGCGCGCAGTAGATCGACAGCACACCGAAGTCCTGCACGGTGTTCGCCGAGTAGATGCTGTTGAACCGCGGCTTCAGGAAGCCCAGGATCTTGGCCACGGAGATACCCTGCTGGTTCTCGTAGTCGAAGCCTTCTTCCACCCACTCGGGGTTGCCGATGTCCGCCATCGCCAGCGCCTGGGCGCCGCAGAAGAGGACCTGGCAGCCGTCGACGAGGTTGCCGGCGCCCCACTTGCCCACGCCGCTGGTCGCGCCGGAGGTGTTGTAGACGTTGCGGTACTCGTGGATGTGCAGGCCGTCGACCTTGACGCTCGAGCCCGAGAACAGGGCGTTGTCGCTGCTGCGTGCCTGGGCGTGGCGCAGGTTCTGCATGTACATGTCGTCCAGCTTCAGCTTGGCCATGGCCTGCGGGGTCATGAAGACGTGGAACGTCTCCTCACCACCCTCGCCCTTCACGCCGCGCATGTACTGGTCCTTGGCGTACGCCTTGGCCTGCACCAGCATCTTCCACGACGGGGTGTCGTCAGCCTCAACCGAGGAGGTCGCGCCGTTGACGTCGAAGCGGGAGTTGGTGTTGTCCCAGCGCAGCTTGCGCTGGCTGGTCGGCGCGGTGACGTCGGCGGCGAACTCCAGGTCCGGCAGGCTCGAGCCGGTACGGGCGACGCCGTTGTTGCGCATGCTGTAGCTGACGCCCGACAGGGTCAGGAAGGCCAGCTGGTCCATGCGCTCGGCCAGCCAGTAGGCCAGGACGTCGCGGCTGTTGTTGCGGAACTCGACGATCGACTTCTGGTCGGCCATGCGGCCTTCGTGGCGGTTGGCGTGACGCATCTGGTCGATGCGGATCACCTGGTCGTAGGCCTTCATCGCCTCCTCGTTGCCTTCGAGGGTGCGATCGCCCACGACGCCGTCACCTTCGAGGTCGGCGAGCAGGGTGATCACGGCTCGCGCGCCCTTCTCGGACTTCTTGAGCTCGGTGATCTGCTGGACGAGGGAGTTCGGGCCCTTGCCGAGGAACGGCTTCAGGAACGAGTAGTTGCGGGCCTGCTTCCACAGATCCATCGACCATACGGTCTTCTGTTCGGTGGTGAGCGCGGCAAAATTGGTCAGTGCCATGGGAGTGTCGACCTCCGGGTCGAGAAATCTGGGGAAAGAGTCGGTTCTGGTTGCCGGTCTGTCGCGTCGGCGCGCGGAAGCGACTTTTTAGGAGGTCGTACTCCGCGGCCGCTTTCGTGTGCCGCGAACGAGTTATGGCTCGAACTCTGCACCCGGCTTTTTCGTTTGTAAAGGGGTAGGGCTACTTTTTCGAGGCCTCAGCCCCGAGGTTCGTCGCCGCCATGGAGCTGGCCGCGAGTTCCTTCGCACGCATGGAAGCCTCGACCTGGCGCTTGTACATCTCGAGCTGCGCCTACTGCGATTGGACCTGGGCGTGGTATTTCGCAGCGAGGATGGAAGCGGACGGGGGAGAGGGGACCTCACCGCTGTAGTTCGTCGGCTGAGCCGCGGCGCGGATGCGAGCCGAAACGATGGCGCCGACCTGGCCGGCGATCTTCTCGCGCATGATGTCCCACTGCACCTGGTTCGGCGGGGTGTCGTTCAGCACGTCGATCACGCCGTTGAGCCACAGGACGAAGTTCGTCGGGGTCATGGACGTGGAATCCATGGGCTCGGGCGCGACGGCGCTTTCCTTGGCAGACATGTCGGCGGTGAACGGGCCGGCGCTGAATGTGGCGCTTGAGAGGGGGGTGCTGGCCATGGGGCTCGCTCTGAGGGTGGGACAGGAGCCCCGATCTTGCCATGAAAAAGGCCCCCTGGAGCTGGCTCCAGGGGGCCTTCCGACCAGCGGTCAGGCCAGGACGTCGCCGCGCAGCTTCGCCAGGGTGTCCTCGTCCAGCTTGGCGAACTTCTCCTGGTCCAGCTTCATCACGTCGATGGTGCTGTCGCGGGCGCCGGCCTTGTCGTTGTCCGCGCCGGCCTTGCTGGTGTCCGGCGGCTGCTGCTTGTCGGCCGCGGCCGCCTTCTCGCGCGCTGCCTTCTCCCGGGCGGCCCGCAGGGTCTCGGCCGCCGCGTCCTTGCCAGCGTCCTTCTTCGCCGCCGGCGAGCCCATCACGTACCGGACCGACTTCTCCAGCGCCGCCTGACGGGTGAGGCCGCTGTTCACGAACATGGCCATCATCTCGGCCACCTCGTCCGCCTTGGCGTCGTTGAAGGCTTCCTTGTTGTCCGGGTTCAGCTCCGGGTAGTCGCCTTCGACCTTGGCCAGGGCGGCCTCGTACTTCAGGGCGTCGATCGTCTGGGCCCGCGTCGCGCTGCTGGAGGCCGCCACCTTCTGGTCGGTGTAGGTCTCGCGCAGGGTGTCGAGCTCCTTGCGCACCGCCTTGGCCTCGTCCTTCTCGCCGGCGAACACGTGGGCCTCGTACTTGTCCTGCAGCTCGCTGATCTGCGTGCGCATCTCGGCCAGGACGTCCTTGCGCTGCTGCGCCGGCTCCTTGCCTTTCTCCAGCTCCTGGATCCGGGCCACCAGCTGGGCTTCCCGGGTGCGGGCGGCCTCGACGATCTTCTCGTGGCGGTCCAGCGGGATGCGGGTGCGCTTCTTGGCGGCGGCCGCGGCCTCCTCGGCCTCGCGCGCTGCCTTCTCCTCGGCGGTCTCCTCTTCAGCTTCCTCGGCCAGCTCGTCGGCGGTCTTGCCCTCGCCGGCCTTGGCGGCGTCCGCCGCAGCCTTGTCCGCGGCGGCCTTGTCGGCCGCGGCCTGGTCGGCGGCGATCTTGTCGGCCGCGGCCTGGGCTGCAGCGTCCGCGCCGGTGGGCTGGAAGTCGTCGCCGCGGTCCTCCCCCCCGCCGCCGGCGCCGATGCTGTAGTCCTCGTGACCGAGGGTGATGGTGAGCGGCTGGCGCTCGAACTTGTGGTTATGGCGCATTGCTCTTTGCTCCGTCTGCCGTGGGTTTGTTGGCCGTGGCGATGGCCACAGCCTGTTGGGTACGTGCCTGTTCCTGCTTGATCTGGATGTCGGCCGCCATCTGCTCCCGCTTCATCTGGATCTCGGCCGCCATCTTTTCGCGGGCCATCTGCAGCTCGGCCTCCATCTTCCGCTCTTCGAGGGCGAGCTCGGCCTCCATCTTCCGGATCTCGGCAGCCTGCTGCATCTCGCTGTCGCCCCCGTTCGCCTCGGCCTGGGCCTTGGCGTGGGCCAGGGCGGCGTCGCCTTCGAGCTTGGACACCTGGGCCATCTTGCCGCGGCGCTCGATCTCGCGCGCTTCCTGCGCCTCGGGGCTCTCCTGGTCGCCTTCCATGTCCTTGACGATCGCCGCCTTGTCGCGCAGGCGGGAGGCCATGATGATGTGCTTGTCCGGGATGGCCACGCCGGCGTCGATGCGCAGGCGCACGGCCTGGTCGAACTGGGAGTCCTCGAACGTGTCGCGCTCCGGGCTGGAGGTGACCACGATCTCGTACTCGCCCAGCTGCAGGTTGTTGGCGATCTCACCCTCGGGGGTGGGCTCGTTCACCCGCATCTCTTCCTGGGCGTTGGTCAGCTTGTCGGTGGTGATCCGGATCAGGCGCGGCTCGCTGTAGTGGTCCTGGATCATGCCCAGGGTGCAGCGGGCCAGCAGGAAGTCCGACCGGTTGAGGTTGTCCATGATCTTGGCGAGGTTGCCGCTGCTGGCCTGCTTGTTCTGGGCGATGGCCTTGGCCGACACGTCTTCGCGCGCGCTGCCCATCTGGTAGTCGGTCACGCCCGAGATGGTCTTGATGTGCTCCTCGGCCTTGAAGCTGATCCGGTCCAGGCCCGTGGGGGTCTGGTTCGGCACGATCTTCTCGGCGTCTTCCATGTTGTCGAGCTCGAGCACCAGGCCGGTCATGGCCCCGCGCTGCTCCAGCTCGGCGATCGACATGTTCTTCGGGCCCGGGCTCTTCACCTTCCAGCCGCTGTTGGCCGTGGTGTTGACCACGTGCAACTCCTGGCTGGAGACCTTGTTCAGCAGCTCCTGCGGGCCGAGCAGGTTCTCGACCATGCCCAGGGTGCGCCCCCGCCTGAAGATCGGGAAGAACGGCACCACGGTGAAGCACTTGTAGGGGCTCCAGTCGTCGTGCAGCACCCGGTCGCCGGCGACCACTGTCCAACGCACGCGGCGGACCAGCTTCTTGGTCACGGTCTCGTTCGGGTGCTCAGCCAGGTACTGCGCCAGCAGATTTCGGTCCTTCAGCATCTCCATCGGCACCTGGCGCATGTCGCCGGTGGCGATGTCGACAAAGTGCTCGACCTTGTCCAGCTTGCGCCACTGGCGCTCGATCACGCGGATGTTCCGCAGGGTGCTGGAAGCGACGGTGTCACGCAGGCCGCTGAAGCCGATCGAGAAGTTGCTGCCGAACTTGTCCGTGTTGTCGTCGAAGGCGTCGAACCCGTAGGTGTCGCTGGCCGAGGCCACGCTGCGCAGGTGCTCGGCGTCCTCCTTCGAGTACAGCAGTTCGATCTGGTCGCCGGTCATCCACTTGGTCGTGATGACGTCGGACCAGCCCTCCGGGTCGTAGGTGTCGGCGTCGCTGTCGATCAGCACGTTGCGCGGGTTGAGCTGGGTGATCCGGACCTCGCCGCGCAGCGCGTCGCTGAAGTCCAGGCGCACGTCGTAGAACCCGCGGCTGGTGATGATCCCATCAGCGAACACGTCCGAGCGCACCCAGGGCAGCTGGTTGTTGTCCGAGATCTGCATGAAGACCTTGGTCAGCGCGTCAGCGACGGCGCCGGTAGCCCCCTCGTTGCGCGGCCGGAAGTTGATCTCCGAGCGGTTGTAGATCTGCTCACCCAGCACGTTGGCCATGGTGCTGAGGATCTTGTTGATCGTCAGCGCCGGGCGGCGGTACGCCTTGAGCAGGGCCAGGTCGGTCGGGTCCCACTGCAGGCCGGCGAAGAAATCCTCGCACTTGGCCGCCTTCTTCATGAAGTCGTAGTGCCCGTTGTCGCGCAGGTACGTGTACCTGTGCCAGGTGTCCATCACGGTCACCCGGTCTTTCATCGCGTCACGCGCCATCATCTTGCTCCTCGCGCGGGCGCTTCCACCCGGCTTCGATCAGGTATGCCGCCTGCCCCCTGGGCACGTCGAGCGTGTCGGAGTCTGAAGCCAGGCCGAGGATCTGCGCCGCGGCGGACTGCATGGCTTCGAAGACAGCCTCGCGGGTGTCGACGAGGTCGCCGGCCTCCAGCTGGATCTCCATCCGTACCTTGATCCTGTTCAATGTCCTCGAGCCTCGCCGTCAGGGTTTTCGTCGGTTACCAGGTCGCACCGGTGCGCTGCTTCGATCCTCGCCAGCCAGTGCGGAAACATGTCGCTCATCAGCCGCAGGGTCTTCTCGAACTGGTCCGGGCCGCCGCTGCCGGCCAGGCCGTGCTCGACCCAGCACCCGCAGTTGAGCTGCACCTTCGCCGTGACCTTCGTCCTCATCCCGTCCATCCGCTCAGGCGACCATGTGGCTGCCGGTGCCACTCAGGGTACCGAGCTTGTCCCTCCAGGACGCGGTCTTCACCTCGTCCGGGCCCTTGGGCGGCGCCTTCCCCATGCACAGGCGGGTAGCCCAGGAGAGGGCATCCACCACGTCGTCGTGCGCTCCCGCGGGGAAGCGTAGCATCTCCTGCTCCGCGGCCGAGCGCCACGGTGCGTCTTCGAGGAAGTACACCCGTCCCTGCTGCATGCGCCCCTGGAGCGGGCGCGCGCGGGCGAGCTTGTCGGTCAGCGGCTTGAGCGTCTCGTACGCCGGGTACGCATTCCGCTCCGCCATGCGCTTCTTGAGCATAGGTTCGATGGCCTTGAAGATCTGGCCGTCCTCGAAACCGAGCAGGTAATCCGTCTGCGGGATCTGGCCCCAGCGCTGGTACACGTCGATGATCGCCTCGACGATGCTGAAGCTGTCCCCCTTCAGCTTGTGCACGTCCAGGACGTACAGCGTGTCGGTCGAGTCCTGCATGATCGTGGCACCGACGGTGAAGTCGTTCGTCTGCTTCTCGCCGATCGCGAAGTCCCACGCCGTGTAGATCCGGCTGTGGCGCATGTCCGGGAACGCGCGCGAGTACCGGAAATACCCCTTCTGGAAGTACATGCCCTCGTCGGGCACCGGGTTCTGCTGGTACAGGGCTGACCAGATCCGCGGCGAGAGCGTCGCCTTGATCCGGCCCAGGGCCTCGGGCGGGTAGCGCTCGTTGTGCAGTGCATCACCGGGGATGCGCAGCAGTTCGAACTCCGCCGGCTCGTACTCCAGGTCCTGGGCCGCCTGGTCGGCGGTGCCGTGGCCCAGGATCCGGTTTCGCATGGCCGCGCCGGCGATATCCTCGGGCAACAGCTCCGGGTTGCTCGTCCGCAGGATGTGCCCAGTGTCCCGGTGCCGCCACTCGAACTGCTCGGCCATGGCTGGGTAGCGGATCACCTCGAACTGGTCGGCGTTCGGGTCCCGCTTCGCCGCCTGCTGCAGCCGTCCGGCCAGGTCGTCGTCGTTCCACCAGGTCTCGATCAGCAGCACGCCGCCGCCGGGCGCCAGGCGGGTGTACGCCGTGGACTGGTACCAGCCCTCCAGCTTGTCGCGCACGTCCGAGTTGTCCGCCTCCTCCAGGTTCTTGATCGGGTCGTCGATGATCAGGATGTGCGCACCCTTACCCGTGATGCCGCCCCCGACGCCCGCGGCGGTGAACCCGCCGCCCTTCGTCATCTTCCACGCCTCGGCCGCACCAGTGTCCGGATCCAGCTGGGCTGCGGGAAACAGCTTCTGGTACTCCGCTTCGCGGGCGATTTCGCGCACCTTGCGCGAGAAGATCATCGGCAGGTCCAGGTTGTACCCGGCATTGATGATCTCGTGGTCCGGGTGCTGGCCCAGGTGCCAGGCCGGGAACCGGATGCTCGCCAGCTCGCTCTTCCCGTGCCGCGGGGGCACCAGCAGCATAAGCCGCGGGCTCTTGCCCTCGGCCACTGCCTGGCTGAAGCGCTCCAGCCGCATGCAGATGTCGTGATGTACCCAGCCGGGCTTGTAGCTCGGGTGGGTGATCCGCGTGAAGTACAGCAGGCGCCGGCGCGCAAGGATGCGCTTGGCGAGCAGCTGCTCCGCGGCGGACTTAGGACTCTGGGGGGCCGTCGTCTGGGTCATCGAATTCCTCCAGCCAGGCGACGAGCGCGCTCCAGCCTATCCACGCCATGCCCCCGCCGATGAGCGCCACAAGGACGATCCATGCCAGCAGGGTGAGCAGGGTGCTCACTCGTCGTCTTCGGGCCGGACCGCGGGTTCTTCGGGCAACGGCTCGTCGGCGGGGGCCTCGACGGTCTCGCTGACGGTCGTGCCGGGGTTCTCCTCGGCGTAGGCCTTCGACACCATCCGGCCGGTGCCGGCGTCACGGTAGATTTTGCGGCGCTTGATCATTTCGCTTCCTCAGGTTGAACCACGGTGAACTCCCCTTCGAGCGCGTCGGTGTCGCCTTCGGCCAAACGGAGCAATTCCGTGTCGTCCAGCTGCTGCAGTTTGTGGATGACCACCTGGCCGTTGACCGAAACCTCGAGTTTGTGGCGCGTCGGCTCGTAAAAACCGCACATTTTGGCCACTTCGCGCCATCCGGCGACCATCACGATCGGATCGGCCTTGATCCGGGCCATGTCGATCGCCTCCAGGAAGCCGTCGATGACCTTTTTCTTGGTCATTTGGCTCGCCTGGGCGTATTTCGCCTTCTCGATGGCGATTGCGTGCTGGATTTTTGCGTTCCCGACGATGGAATTGCGCGTTCCGGGCGAATCACTGTACCCGGCCTGGCGAAGAGCCGCGTTGAAGTTCATTCCGTCGCGCGCGACCGCGTTCACGAAGAGCTGTTGGCGCTCGGTGAGCACTGTGTCGAGCCTTTCCTTGCCCAAAGTGGCTGATCCGCCCTTGTTTCCGAGCCGAACGGTCGGCGAAGCCTGCCCGGAGATCGTGTAGCGCGAGGAACGGCGCGGCGGACCCGGCTTCCTGGGCTTTTTTGGCTTGGGTGTCGCGGTTTCCCCGGTCATGGGCGGGCATTCTTGCAGAATTTTTTGATTTTTTCAGAAAGTGCTTGACACGAAGAGGCCCGGGGGTACTTCGGATCTAGAACTTTTTGTCTAGTTTCCAGGCAAAAACCGCGAAATTTTTGTATTTGCGGGGGCGCGAGGTCCTACCCCCTCGGCTCTCGAGGCACCCCCGACTTCGGATCTGGTTTCGGATCCACGGAGTGCCTCGTGACGTGTGGGTAGAGCACGCTCGCAAGCTCGCGTTTGTCCTTCGTTGAGTGAGCATCCCGCTCATCCAAACGGAGTATCGCAATGCGTGAGTCCTCTGCCACCACGAATACCGCCGCCACCCTGTCCCCGTACGACACCGGCTATAACGCCGCCTTCGAGCCCTTCGCTGTTGCCGGTGCACAGACCTACGTCATCGCACGTGCCAGTGTTGCGCACCTCAAGCGTGGTACCTCAGCCACCGCAGGCTTCAGCGTTGGCGCGTTCCACGGCTTCACCGCTGGTTGGAAGTCCGTCAAGTAATGCCCGCACCTCAACCCCGTTGTAGTAACTCACCTATCTGGAGATTCGCCATGACCAAGTCCCTCGACAAAATGACCAAGAGCGAACTGCTCGCCCACATCGCGTCGCAAGACGCCACCATCAAGGAACAGTCCACGCGCCTCTGCGCCGCAGTGGGCAGCTACCGCGCGCTGCGCGACGAACGCGACACCATCGCCGACAAGCTTGCCGAGCTCGAAACGCGCCGCAAGTTCGAGAATCAGGCGTTCCGTTCCAAGCTCCGCGGCAAGAACGAGACCAAGCGCAGCAAGCGTGAGGACTGGGCCGCGTTGAGCCGCGAGTACTGCGCCAAGCACAACGTTTCGACCGTTTCCATGGCCAATCTGCGGGCGTACGCCGCAGCTAAGAACACCGCATGAACAGGCGCCGTTTCGTCCTGATCCTCATCGTTACAGCCCTACTTTCGGGGCTGTACGCCATCCAACCCGAGGAATGCAGGGGCTTCGGCCCCTCGTTCCCGTCCTACTGCAAGGACTGACCATGCACAACATCCTGCGTATCTTCGCTGGGCTCAGCCTCATCGCCATGATGCTGCTCAGCATCTTCAACACCTTCGGGGTGATGGGCCTCATTGGCTACCTCACCACCTCGCTCATCCTTATCTTCGACAAGATCACTGGCCGCAACAAAGCCAAGCGCGAAAGCGCTATGACTGACGGCACGTGGTGGAGGGACATCAAATGAGCGGAGTCATCGACGATAGAGGAGTGCAGTGGGAACACTGCAGCCTCTGCCACAAGTTCGTACGCCTTACCAACCTAGGCTACGTCCCCCCACACATCCACCCACCTTACGGACAAGATATCTGCATGGAATGCACAAACATGCACCCGCAGATCGAATCCATCATTCCAGCAAAAAGCTGGATCGCTGAACGCGAAGGAGCACCGGCATGAAAACCAAGCGCCTACTGGAAATCATCGTTGTGCAGCTCGCCGCACAACGCCACAACGCCAAGGACCAAATCGAGCTGGCCATCATCGATGACCTCAAGCGCGAAGTTGAACAGCGCGAACAACAACTGGAAGCAATGACATGATCATTGAATCCGGCATCATCATCTTCGCCGGCTTGTTGCTCCTCGCAATCAAGCTCCCACTCCGTACTAACCTCAAGCTGCTAGGGCGACCGCTCGCTGTCGACCTTACGGCATCCGTCGTTGCATACATCCTCCACTACGGCACCTTCAGCGGCATCATGGCCGCGGCCGTAGCTGGACTGATGACGTCAGGCTTCACTGCCTTTGCGCGCAAGGCAATAGGCCATATCGAACCCAAGACCGGAACGTATATCCCCGGCTGGTTCGACATGACTGCACGCTTGGAGCAAAAGTCATGAGCCCTGAAGAACAGTTCATGGAGTTCATAGACGACATGATCGCTACAAGCAAAAAAGAACGTAAGGCAGTAGCCGAACATCTGCGCGATATCGGCCAAATCGGGTTCTACAAAGAACTCGAATATGCCCCCTTCGATCAAACACTGCACTAGCACGCTCGCAAGCTCGCGTTTGCCCATCTGATTTCGTTCACTCATCCAGTTCTTGGAGAACTCACCATGCGTATCAAGTGCTCGATCAACAACTCTTCGATGCAGATCATCAACGATGACGGCACGGTCGCTTTCGACTATGCGGTCAAGGAGATTTCCGTCGAAGGCGACATCAACGCCCTCTTCGCCCTCGGTGAAGAGATTGGCAAGACGATGGCGCAACAAGCTGCTGCCCAAGGCTTCGACGTGCAAAAGGCGCTCGAAGAAGTGGGCAAGGCAACCAAGCAGTAAGCGGTGTGGCCTGCGACCGTGCTAACCCAAACGCAAGGCTTGGGATCGACGCCCCGTAGGAGCAACAACAAAAGACAAACAGGGCGCCCGCCGGACGATGTGCCCCCGGCACCACCGTTGTAGGAACAAGGAACTACGATGCCACGCATCGATGACGATACAAGCACGCCGTTGGTCTTCACGTCCAACACGCAGTGGCTTGAAGAGATCGACAGCAGAAGAAGCTTATCTCCCGAGGAAATGCTCACCGTCCTCGAGGAGATGCTGGAACAGGGTGAGCTAACCCACGAAGAACTACTCACATACCTGCAAGACCTCAGGAGTTAATACCATGTCCAAGAACATCACCAAGACGACCGAAGCGGCCACCACCAACCCCATCATCGCCGCCGCTCCGGCTCCCGTCCACACCAAGAAGTACGCCAACATCACCGACCTGCTCGAAGAGCTGGATCGGCGCAGTCAGTTGGCAGGGCTGAAGAGCCTTGCCGGCGCGGTGCAGTTCACGATGATCAACACCGCGGACTGGATCGTGCGGCAGCAGATGAAGGGTATCGCCAGCGAGTCCCCGACGCTGGACGAGCGCAACATCGCGGACGAATGGACGCGTGGCCAGGATGCGGTGGATCTGATGTCCGCCGAGTTCGGCAACGAACCGCAGCAGAAGCCCGAGGACAAGCTCAAGCAGTACAGCCACATCTACTACGGCCTCGTGGACAAGATCCGCACCCTCAACCCCGCTCCGTATGAGCGGCCTCGTTCGCTGATCGACACCCTCGCGGAGTTCACCCCGCGCGGCGTCGGCCTCAGCGAAGAAGCGATGAAGCTGCTCGAAGCGGCTGAGTCGGAACCGGGCGAGTTCCTCAAGGCTCGCGAGGAGAACAAGGCGCGGAAGGAAGCAGACATGAAGGAGCGCAAGCCCCAGATCGTCCAGATCCTGAACCTCAACGCGGACTGCATGCCCCTGATCGACACGATCGAGGAACTGCCGAAGCACGTCCAGTTGCGCCTCGCCACCGCCGCGTGGAAGGGCGTGTACTTCAGCCGGAAGCAGTTGGTGACCTACATCGCCACCTACAACAAGCTGGACGACGTGGCCGCCGTGGTGGCCATGGCCGAAGACCTGAAGAAGATCGAGGAGTACTGCAACAACTTCGAGCTGGAGCACAGCCAGTTGTTCGACATGCTGGAAGAAGCTGGACTGAAGGTCTACGGCATCGCCGACGCGAAGGTCGACGTCAAGAAGCCGCGTAGCTAAGCAGTAACTACATCGCTAGCCCCTCCTAGGAGGGGCTAGCGTTTTCAAGACCTGGAACTCACAGGCATGGAATGGAAACACCCTGAAGCGGTCATGCGTTTGCGCATCCAGAACAAGCCTGTGATCTGCTGGAACTGCGGCGAGTTCATACCCAGCGAGATTGCTGAGCGCTCTTGGTGCAAAAAAAGGAACTCCTGCCCAGCCACCGACAAAGAAAAATCCTGGCAATACATCTGTGAAGAATTCAATGACCGCCTGGAAGCACCCTGAAGCCATCATGCGCCAACGGATCCTGGGCCGGGGGGTCAACTGCCACTGGTGCATGTACCACAGAGATGGCGCGCTTCCGGAGGATTGGTGCTCTGAGCGAACCCACGACCCATGTCCCGATAAAGACATGAATGAAACGACCTGCGAGGAGTTTTACCCCTGGCAAAACTAGCCACCTAACGAAATTACGCTTTTTTGCCCGAATCCTTACCTTTACTACAAATACTTTTTTCTTCTTACTCTCTTTTTTTCTTTTTCCACAACAAACTTCTTCGTTTTTAAAGTGTAAGGAATGTA